TTTGACTTGACTAATCATATCAAATCATCCCTAATATTTCAGGAGTCTTCGTCATATATGCATTACCAATGTTTACAGGATCAATAATCTCAACTTCATTAGATCTAGGAGATGGAGTTGGAATCTCTGGTGCAGGTGCCTTAATTGGAGGTAGATCCATAGTGATGAACTCAATACCACCTTCATTAGACCCAATAGTCTTTATTAATTCTTTCGTTCTAGTAGAATGCTGCATTGTTCCAGCAATGTCTGGTTGGAAAAGTTCCGGTCCATTCTCACCGACCATATAGGTCAATCCTTTCGACATCGAACCACCGACCTTTCTTCCCATAATACCGGGAATCTGATCCACATATTTCTGTTGGATTGCTTGTCTTTCTGCCTCCGCTCTATCCTTATCTTCCTGTGTTGAAACAGAAGCACTAAATCCTCTTCTTCTTTGTTGTGCATTTAAGGATCTTGTGGCACTTCTCTTCACTACAACAGCATCTCTCTCTTCTCTCATATTATCTCTTAATTTCTCAAGTGCTTCCCTCTTTTTCAATACTTCATTTTTAATCTTTTCTTGTTCAGGCGTCAACTGTCCTGGACCCCTACGATTAGAGTTGGGTAATAGATTGCCTTTTTTATCTAAACCAGCTTTGTTCAGTTGTTCATTTAACTGATCATGTGCAGCACTAAAATCTTCTCCACCAGTTCCACCCATACCAAAGAAACCTTCTTCTCTTACCTTATCAACTCCTTCTTTAATAGCAACACCAGCAAGAACAAGACCACCAGCAATCAATGCCGCCTTTGCAAGTATTGGTAACAGAGGCACCATAACACCTAAGAGTGGTGAGAGTAAAGGAAGTAAACCAGAAAAAGTACCAACAATACCACCAACAAAACCGATCAAAGGTAAGGCAAGGAAAACACCGATACCTGCAAGAACCCACTTCCAATGTTCTTTGAGTGTATCAAATATACCCATCAATTTCTGTTGATTCTCTGGATCCTGCAACCATGTAAGTGCTGCATTAGCAAGAATTCCAGCACCAACAGTAAGTGCAAAAGATTTAAGTCTTTCAAAAATACCCCGAACGGGTTTCATTACTGCACTAGCAGTCGAAGTAATCTTCTCACTAACTTTATTTCTAGTCTTCTCAAGGAAAGACTCTTCCTTCTTTACTTTCTTTTTCTGCCTCTCTGCACTTTGTTCTTTTGCTTCTTCTTGCTCATTAGAAATTCTATTTGCAAAATCAAGGGCAAGAGCAGATCCAATATCTGTAAGAATATTATTAACTTCCGACAGAGATTCGTTTACCTTTGTTCTATTCTGCTGCTGTAATTTTAATATATTTTTTGTTATCGTTATCTTCTTTTCATTGGTTGCAACTCTATTCTCTAGAGCAACAATATCATCTACTCGATCAACATTAGTCTTAAGTTGATCTGTATCTATATCTAATAACTTACTACTCTGCATCTTTGGAGCAGCAATCGGCGCACTAAAAACTGAGGAAGATATGAGAGACTTCCCAAGTTTCGGTGCTGCTGATCCTAATGGTGAATTAATTGCCACTCTGCTGTTGTGCCTTTAGGTTTTCTTCTTCAATGTGCTGTTTGAGAAGAGTCACATAGACTTCTCTCTCCCATGGCATCATATTTTCTAGTTCTGTTAATGAATATTTATGATGCTGAACCAAAGCAAAGTTAATTTTGTAGTATGACTCAAGATTAGTATGAGCCATACTCAACTGAAAAAAGATGCTAATCCCTCTAAAACTACTTCAGATTCTACCTCTGTGACAGGATTTACCACTTTAAGGGTGTGAGATAATTTAGGCATCGTTTCAAAGAATTTTTCAACTTCTTTGAATTGCTTTGTATTCAACTGTTCAATGAACTCATCCAGTTCTTCTTTAGAACAGTCATTTGCTTCCCAACTTTCCTCATCATTATAGATCATATCAATACAAGATGCGAGCATACTCAGAGACTGAGCCACTGCACTGTCAGAATCAACTTCAAAGTTATTCTCGACAAACTGTTTGATTGACGGATACCTCAACTTCATTGAAAGGGTATCATCTAGTTTGATAGTATCTTTATGACCTCTGGTTTTTTTAACCTTAATGTCATCAAGATTGACTACCATTTCAACGGCAGTCTTACCGTCGTCGGGACAGGTGACACTGACTTCAACACTTTCTCCAACAGATCTAGAACGAACGTTCAAGAAAATGTATTCAATATCAAAAGTAGGAAGTGTATTAATATCGACTCCCTTTGTCAAGACACATTCGCTGAGAATCTCAACAACGGCATCAGTAATTTGCTTACTATCTTCCGACTCAAGTGCTAAAATTAGAATCTTTTCTTCCCTAACAAGAAAAGGTCTGTATTTGATTTTCTTGTTATTAGATGGCAAGACCAACTCATAAGTCGGAGTATTAATCTTTGGTAAAGGCATAACGATTATCAGTTATTAAAAAGGTGTTGCAGCACCACGCTTAAGTATATAGCGGTCATAATTGAAACTTACAGTGACCCTCATCAGATCTGCTGCGCCATATGAAACCGGCATCGGTGAGATTGCTTTGGGGAAAGCATTGATGAATTGATATTGCAATGATCGTCCATAATCTTTTTCAAACTTATGGATATACATCGTATCAATCTTATAGTCATCAGGATATCTGAGTCTTCTGTAAAAACTCTTTTCGGTTTCCTGAACTTCTCCATTTGCACCGCTAGTGATGTAATCCATCCACCCTTCAAATATTTTCAGGAGTGTGTAATCACTAGACAGATAGAATGTAAAATCAATATCAGTGTATAGTCTACTATGTGCAAACTCTTGGGACACACCCATAAAGTTGTCCTTGACATCACCAGTTGCTAGAGCACTAGCAGGCAGTGACGCATCGGCACACATAATACCCATCTTACGAGAGATATAATCTTTGGCATTACTAATACCAGTTTCTCTCAGATACTTAATGATAGATTGGTTGAATCCAGCAAAATGAACCTGATATTGATTAGTTAGAGAAAGATCGCCAAATTCTGCTTTGGCGTCGTCCATCGTAATTCTTTGAACTATCGACACTCTAAATACCTATACGCTTTTATATTATTAAGTATTTAGATGTCATATAAGGGAAAATATAGTCCTTCTTATCCAAAGAAATACAAAGGTGATCCAACAAACATTATATACCGTTCTCTCTGGGAACGCAAGTTTATGGTGTATTGTGACTTGAATGAAAATATCTTACAGTGGGGAAGTGAAGAGATTGCTCTCCCATATCGTTCACCCATTGATAACAAGGTTCATAGATACTTTCCTGATTTCTATATCAAGGTGAAAGAATCGAATGGTTCGATCAAAAAGTATATCATAGAGATCAAACCCAAGAAACAATGTGTGGAACCAAAGGTCAAAAAGAGAAAGACCAAAGGTTACATCTATGAGGTTTATGAATATGCAAAGAACCAGGCAAAGTGGAAAGCGGCAAGAGAGTTCTGTAAAGACAGAATGTGGGAGTTCAAAGTCTTAACCGAAGAGGAGTTAGGTATTAAATGAACCGTATCAGACCGGTCATGGATGAACTAATTGGTATTGAAGATTCTGACAGTCTGATGTCTGAAGTTCTTGGCATACTTCAAGATACCGCAGTCATACCTGACATTGGAAAGATATACACCTTTCAATATCGACCAAAAACATCTAACCTACAATATGATGCCAATCCTGTTGTTGCAGTTACTGATTTATTCCGATGGGGATTTCGTGGTATAAACTTTCACTGGGGTGAAGCACGTCAATATACATGGCAAGATGTAGTTGGAACCCTTCACTATGTTGATAATGAAGAACTCAATGATATTCTTGCACTACCAATTCAAAATTTCCGTCTAAATAGTTAGAAATAAGGTCGATAGATGTCCGCATCAGCACAGAGAAGGAAAAAACGTGAAGCTGCAGCAAGAAGAAGAGCAGCGGCAACCGCAGCAGCACAACCGGAAAAGAAGATGGCGTCTTTCCGGGAGAATGCCGGAGAAAATAGAGCTCATCAAGTTCAAAACGGTGCGAGTGCTGTAGCTCTGGCGAAGAGTGGTGGAGCACCACCGATTGCAGATATAAGAGGTGGTGGCGGAATAGATCCAAAAACGGGATCAACTTTACCTGCACCAAAACCTGCATCAGTTTCCAGTAGTGATGATAAAGCAAAACCAAAACCAGAAGCACCAAAGGCAAAACCAGTAGCGCAAGGTGAACCTGGTGTTCTTAGATATCCAATGGAAGCACTGTCAGATACGACAGATTACTTGCAAATAGACATTGTTGAATATAAGAGTGCAAAAGAATTAAGTGGTAGTAATAACAGTTTTACTACTGGTCCTGGATCCAGAAATATTGGACAATCAACTGGTAGAAAAGGTCTTACATCAAAAGGACTGGCAACAAAGAGATTGAAGGATAGGGGCACCATTATCTTACAAATGCCATCGAGTATTCAAGATGGTAATTCTGCATCATATGGTGAGTCTAGGATGAACACTATTGTGGGTGCTGCTGCAGGAGCAATTAAAGAGACAATGGAAGGAGTTGGAACTGCAATGGGCAAAGCAGACAATATTGGCGCTGCAGTGAAAGATGGTCTTGAAGCAGGAAAAGATGCGTTGACCGGTCTTAAAGACAGTAAAGGAATTTTAGGAGGTGCTAAAACTCTCCTTACAAATCAATTAACTGCATCTGCACTCGGAGCACTTGGTGGTAATGTTTCTGCCGCAGATCA